TAACTCCGTGTGCAGCGGGGGTATTCTGGGCTGCTAGAACTGTAACCTTCTCTCTAAAGTCTATAGGCCAATTAGTTTCAAATGTATCCCCACCTAGTACCGGAATTCCAGTAGTAGCAGAAGCATCACAATCTAATCCTATGTATATAATATCTGCTGCCGTAGAAGATTCATTACGAAGTTTTATCCCTCGTATTACTGAAAGTCCTGCCCGTCGCCTAGAAACAGAGAGGTTTGCAGTTCCAGTCCACTCATAATTCAATCCTTGCGCCCCATCCACGTAGGTTGGTATATTACTATCTCCAATACGCTGCTCTACATGTATTTTATCAACATAAAAGTTTATATTGTGTTGGGTTTTGGAACGAATCATTATTCTATATGTGGCTGACCCTTGATCGGGTAGCCGATATTTTGCATTCATTGCTTGGAAAGCTGTACTCAAACTAATTGATGTACTTGCAACAAGGTCTGTGCCACTAGAATTTTGGATTACAAGTTCTGCATCTCCACTGGCTGAAGCTCCTCTAACCTCACACGTAGCTACCAAGTATGATGGGTTTGGGTTTGTCTGTCCTACAATAGAACCTGAAGTCCAGTACACCCCTTCCCCTGCGGCAGAGTTATCAGGGTTTACTAACAGTGAGTTAGACCCTGTGGATGCCTGAGCGGAGCTTTGTGATATCGCAGACCCTGAAGCGGTATACATTGTAAGAGTTGAGCTTTCAATAGATGGATTAGTCACAAGGTTTACTGATGGAATCCCTCTATCAACTGTTAAGAGAGTAGTCACCGCATCGTTAGCTACACTTGCATCCCGAAAGGGGTAATACTTAGTAAAAGCATGCGTACTAGTACGTGTACTGGGGTCTACTTCCCATCCTGCCCACTGATTATTATAAATTGCCATTCACGATCTCCTATCGGTTATTTGTCCAAGACACTAATGCTACCATACTGCCTAATACTACTACGGTATGAGTAATTAATAGTCCGACAGCTACTAGACCGGTTTTAGCTCCCACTATTCGGCTTCGCCAATCATGTAAGCCTTCGACATCTGTATTCAATTTTTCCATGCTAGTAACTAATCTTTTATTTAAAGATTCTTGAGTCTCTATATACCTATCTAAACGCTCTGTGTAGATCGCTAATTTTACAGCAGTAGACTCCTTTGCCATCGCTTATCGACCAAAGGCTAAGATTCGTACTGTAATAGTACCACCCGCTGTATTTCCTTCGTCAAGCACAGCACCATCAGCACCTGCTTCATACAAGTCTAAGGTAGCGTTTGTGTAGTCATACTGTGCCACCAAACCAACAGACTCTGGTTCAGCAATTACTATAAATATTTGTTCTAAGCCTAGCATCGCTGCGGTCAGTGAGCCAGCCGCATATGTACTGGTAAATGTAGCTGTCTTAAAGACATAACGACAGTCTCCGGGTACGCCCCCCATGTCACTAGCGGTACCAGTTTGGGCAATTGTAAAAGCCATTTATATTCCTCCAAAGTTACAAGGGGAGGGGGGCCGAAGCCCCCCAACCCCTAGATTAAGACCTAATTACGCACTCAAGTCACCAATCTTAGCGTGTACATCGAAACGATGTGCCCTAAGTTCACCCATGGTATATAGCAGACCACGAACTACCAACGCATTAGCTGCGAAGTAGTCACGGTTTTCGATATACTGAGTTGGTTGCGCTATCGCAATTTCAAGGTAGTCGGTGTCCAAGATGTAAATGTTGGAACCAAGAACCGCATCAGCCGTCGAAACTGACTTAGGTGTGTCAGCATCTGGCAGAATCGGAATACCCTGATAAGTAGCAAGTACAAGACCAGTTCGAGTACCGGGGAAGGTCTTTTCAGAACCTACACCAACTTGGTAATCTTCCTGACCTGTATATCGTTGCTGTGAATTGAGCAAACGCTCAAGTTTGAAGTACTGGTCATGACCCATGATAATAATCTTTGGCTCACCACCGTTCTCACGAATCTTCTGGATACCTGTATCCAGCAAGTTCAATGAGAGGTCTCGTGATACACCAGCGTTAGTTTGAACGCTAGCAGCAGCAGACCAAGTACCTGCGACACGATCAGAAATCGTTATGTCGTAAGCCCTAGTTTCTGATGCGGCACCACCAGTGTCCTGTGCATCTTCTGAAACGATGTCGTCTAGGGAAGTAAAACCCGCACGACTGTGGATGTATGCTACATCACCGTCAGCAAATGCAGTACCAGAAGCAACAGTTACAGCACCAGATGTGGTGTTCACTGCGGAAATTGAAGAACCGCTTGTCCTGTCCTGTCCAGTACCAGTATCGTTCATAGCTACGGTATCTCCAACGTGGAAGTTACCCGCTACAGATGCTGGGACTGTGAAGGAGGTTGCGCCACCTGCGGAAACCAGATAGGCTCCAGCAGAAGTTAGCTCTTGGTTCAACTCTTTGAGGTGATCCTTCTGTGCCGCTTCACTTTCAACGGCGAGAACGTCCCCAATACCACCTTCCAAACCAGCAGTAAATACTGACTTGACTGATGCACCAAAGGTCGTTGACACTATACGAGGTAGTGACGAGATCACTTCGATGTTGGATACGTCTACGGTTGGGATCGCACCAGTCTCTGTGACCGGTCGTGATCGAGTATCACCACGGTCGGTTCTGATACGCCAACCAACTGTGTTACCCCAGACATTTCTGGGGAGTGCGTTAAACACACGAGTCTGGTTGTTTAGAGCAGTCCAGACTTTTCTACCATATGTAGCGGTAAATACGTTAGTACCTGTACCATCTACAGTATGGTAAGTTTGCTTCGCCATATAATCTGGGCCAAGAATTGACTGACCTAGACCTCTATTTGACTGAGCAATAAACTCACTAATTGAGATTGCCATTGTTACTTATCCTCCGTTATTAGGAAAGGAGTTCAGTTGGGATACCTTCGGTATCACCGGACTGCACTCGCTCTTGTAGGGTTCGAAGTTCTTTGAAGGAAAGCTTAGAAAGCTGCTCAACTACATCCTCAGTCTGTTCGGCTTTGGATATAAATGATTCGTTTTCTACGCCAAGAGTTGCATCCGGAAGGATTTTAGGGGCTGCAAGCCCATTTTCCTCACGGAATCCCATTCGTTCGAGTCTCTCAGCGACTTGACTATCAGTAGATTTTTGAATACCTTCCTGATAACCAGCTACCTGCTTCTGTAATTCTTCGAGTTGTTTCTTCATTGCTACGATTTCATCCGAACCATTCTCTTCGTCATCATCCTTCTTCTTGTCATCATCGTCTTCGTCTTCAGCGTTCAGGATTCGTTTGCCGACACCAGCTTTAGAAACGATAACATCTTGAGCATCCGAAGTAGGGGTACCCTTTGCGCTATCAATTGTCTTAGAGCCATCATCAGCGTTAGAGTCACTTAACTTAGTGCCCCCAACTCGTTCCTCTTCTACATCAATGCCAACCTCGTTATCTGACTTTATCATTGCTATAACTTCCATAGCTACACCTTTAATAAGAGCATTGTACTGCTCCTCTTCGGCTAGCTGTAGGTCTTCTTCGTACTCAAACTCTTCTGCTTTTTCAAGTCGGGATTCCATCTTCTGTAACACATCGGCTACAGCAGACAACCCTAGGGTATTACCCTCTAGTTGCTTCTGGATTTGATCCAGTACATCGCCATTTTCTGCCATATCTTAACCTCCAATAAAGGTCTCTATTATGTAATTTACATAAAGTTGGTCTAAGCCACCCCCGACTTTATACAAAAAATATACTGAACAGTAAACTCTGCTCAGTATATTATACTCACGTTATAAAAAAATCATACTATAAATACAATTATTCTACGATTTCCGGTACCTTACCACTTGTTATAAGTTTTAGAACATCGTTTCTAAGTGCATAAAGATGTTGTTGTATAAGTTTCTTCACTTTCTCACATTGAGTCCCCTCTGGTAGTGAGGCTTCTACTACATCTAATATCTGCCCAACTGTTCGAGAGTGCCTACCCATTAACCATTCTTGATTTTCTGTCACCTGCTCCGCTAGATTCATTTGGTCTCTCCTTTAACTCAAAAATACATCGCCTATTTCCTTATTAGAGCTTTGAGTCAGGTTACCTTTAACACCTTGTATAGAAGTTTGTTTTTCTACCTGTCTATAATAACCTTTGACTTGGCGATATCTATTAGTCTTAGGATTTAGTTTAAAGTAGGGGTCTACCCACTCTGT